ACGTTCTCCTCTTGGCCAGAAAATTACTTGTGTAAAATGCCACTGGTTTCGCCTCCTTTACTGCATTGTTTTGCGAGTGCCGCATTTTATGAAGTTGAACGCCTGCTTCGTTATGGATGCGCCCGCGGTGGCTGCTGCGGCTTCCATAACTTTCCCGACCATAGCCGGCTTATGGTTGAGCCCTGCCTTTGTTGTACCGGCCTTGCTGAAGTTGAAGGTTGTGCTGGTTATCACACGGCCGGCCTCTGCGGCTCTCTCTATGATTTTTCCGAGATATGCGGGCTTGTGTCTTGTCCCGCACTTAGGAAAATTAAAAACCGTAGGCTCCACCGTTCTGGCTGCTATGATGACAGCGCCGCACTCCTCATAATAGAAAATGCCGTCAAGTATAGAGCGGGCGCTTTTGGCTTCGGTGGCGATCCTGCGGAACTCTTGAAATATTTCGTCCGTCATGTCCTTGTTTGATGTCAGGACGATGAAGTGGTAAGGAGCTGCCTCGAATGGGTACGCTGCATCGAACCACTCCTGAACGTAACCGCTGCCGAAGTAAGCGCTGACCAGCTGCTCAACGGCTCGCTTGGTGCCGCGCTTTGAGTGAACCAGATCAGAGACTTTGATCGTTTCGCGCTTTCGATCCAGAGGAAGGGCCGAGCTGTACCAGTCGACATTTAGCTCCCACGCCAGCTCGTCAAGTTCCGCATCGTCAAGCTCGTCGATCTTATCCCATGTCCGCAGCTGCTTGACCTTGCTGCCGGGTTCCGTGATTAGTTTATTGACCGCTTTGGCCAGAGCCTCGACGGCTGCATCATCCCGCATGAATATCGGGATCAGCTTCCGGATGTCTGCATCTGATAGCCACATCATACCACCACCTCGTGAGAGACAACGAGCGATCCGCTGTGTTTGGCCACGGTCGTCTCTGATAGTTCTGTAAATGTCGGCTTGATGATGTCCACGCGAACCGCACCGACCAGATCGCTGGCCCATGAAGGGGCGAGGATCAGGGCGCGCAGCTTGTCGGGGTTGATGTCGCGATCCAGCGCCGAGTCTTGCCAGTAGATATACTGGTCAATAGCTCCACCGGGGCCCTCTATGGTCTCGATGGCCCGGCTCTCGTCCGCAGCCGTCGTGTAGTATTTGAGCTCAATGTCATAATAGTGGACGCTTGGAGCTTCGACGATCACATGGTCGGTGAGCGGCCTGACGTCGTCAGCGCTGCACGCAGCGAGCACCTTGTCGAGGATGCCTTGGCTCGGTATAACTCCACCGTAGCAGATCGGCACGATCTTCACCCGGCCGTCCATTGTCCGGTCGATTTCGATGCCGATTTCCTCAGCAGACTCAAGGGCGCCGCCCGGTTTCATCGTAATGGTGAGCAGCTCGTCCTCGTATGTTGCAGTATAGTCCGTTCCGGCTGTGGCCGGCGTAGAGCTTCCGGATGCGTACACCTTCAGGGTGTCGGGCAGTAGGTTGCTGCCGCCTTTATATGCCTTGCCGGCAGAGACAGGGAGCGTCCGGGTGATGGTTTCTTTTTCGTTCTGTACGACCACGTCGGAGATCGTTGGGTCTGCGGATTTAGCCCAGTATTTGTAAGCGTTTACTGGCCCGGCTGTCGATAATTTGGAAGGCGCGTTTCGGATCCTTTCCCGGAGACTGTCGTCGCTTTCCTCGTCGCTGCCCCCGGCTGTGGTTGTTATGTTTTCCACACTATCCACATACGGGATCAGGTCGACGATGACGTTGATGTCGCCGATCTTGATGTCGTTGTATATTGTACCGCCTTCCGTACTGGTTGCCTGTACTGTCACGGAAGTCGCTCCGGCCATGATGACGGCCGTGGTGTCTGTCGCGAAGTACCTGACATTATCATTTGTGACTCTGGTGCCGGCTGGGATGATCACATTCCACTCGACTGGCGCGTTCATCGAGAAGCGCAGCGTCGTGGTTGCCGGTACCGGCTCTTGTCTTGTTACGCCGGAGCGTTCGCCCAGTGCATCGAGGACAGGGCCCCGGGCATATCTGAGCATTTTTTGACGAGCTGCGTCATTGACGGCGTTATACATGGCCACGAAAAGAGGGACGAGAGCCTCCCCGAACAGGCGACGCTCGTCCCCGGGGTATAACGGCTCAGCCACGCCGTTCTCCAGCTCGCCGATGATCGTCGCGTGGATCTCCTGTGAGTCAGTCGTTATAAAATTAAGATCAGGCATTTGCGTCTCCCTCCTTTGCATGGTTGATGGTGATGCCTGCGTCCAGAAGGAAGTCGCCGGTGATGGTCGCGATGGCTCCTATGTTCACGCTGTCGACATCAATGCGCGGCTCAAAGTTCTCGAGGAGCCATGCGGCGTCGGCTGCCGCATCGCTTCCGGCGGTTGTTGCCGGCGAGTCGATGTTTGCGATGCTCAGCCCTTTGGTGCGCTCATATGGAACCTCTCCGCGAGCTATTCGCAGCAGGTTGGCTGCGCAGAGCTCTGGCCTGCTGTTGCCTTTTGCTTTCAATACGCATTCCTCCTTTACGCGAGCGATAAGTCTTTTGTATATACCCAGCTGTTGATCCCGTCCGGATGTCCGAGCAGCGCCCTGTCGTTTTTGATTTGAGAGACGACGTGCGTGCGGTCTTTCACCCACCCGGGGATCTTCTGGCCGGTTGCATAGTTGGAACCGACGATCTTGACCTTGCTGCCGACTTTCATGGTAGTGCTGCTTGCTTTCTGGAGCGCTGTGTTCGTCGGTTTGACTTCTGCTTTTGTTGCTGATGATGGGCCGACAGTTAGGGCCGTCCCTGTTCCGGTGGCTTTTTTTTCTTCTGCGATTTCCTCGAAGGTCATGCCGAGCTTGGCCCGGTGCATCCGGCCGAAGTCATCCAGCAGCACGTCGCTCAGGTCGATCCTCTTGAGCTGGAACTTTGGCCCGAACTTCTTGCCGGACAAATAAAAATAGTCGGACTTGCCGACCAGCTGTTCCCACTCTTTGATCTCTGCCTCGACATTGACGCCGAGAGCTGCATTGAGCTCGGTGGTGAATGACAGAGGCACCAGCTTCCGGCCTCGCTCATTGGTTGCTGGAGAGTCCTCGAGGTCTGTGTTGGTCTCTGCTTTTAACTCATAGGAGGTAGAGAGCCCGGTGAGTGTGAGCACTTTCTTCGGTGTTACCTCCCATTGTTTTGTCCTCCATTTCGCTATAACTGCCAATAGAACCGCCTCCTTTACTGTGGGCCGCTCGTTGTAGAGCTGCCGGGTTCAACGCCGCCATGGACGTGACCGTTGATGCTGTCGAGGCTTCCGGTGGCGATGTCGTCGTCGACCGTGAGACTGCCGTTGATCTCGACGTTTCCGCGGAGTACGCCGAACCATTCGCCGTCCATCCGGCCGAGCAGCTGCCCGGTGTGGTCGTCGAATATCACATAAATGACCTCGGTGCCTTTCTTGAGGTTTCCGGAAGCGCCGCGCATATACCACGGTATGACCACCGGCCGGGAGACGAGGCTGTTGCTTTGGCTTGGGCTCACTCTTGCCATGGTCAAGTCTCCATTTCTATCGGCAGGGCCTTCAATGGTCAGGATCGTGCCTTTTTCAATGTTTGCCATCAATATCCCTCCAATAGTTTCCTGAAAAAGAGCTTTGTCTCTCCCTTGATGTAGTCGTGGCGGGCTTTGGTTATGAATACAGGGCCGTCCCATGTGCTGGCCTTGGCCGTCTTGATGTTGATTAGGCTGGCCGCAGCATAGCCCAGCAGGAGGCTCTTTTTGATGGTTCCGGTGTAGCTGTCCTTGTTTGCTGCCCTGAGCAGGTTCTTAGCGTATCTCATGGCCTCGCCATTGCTTGTGCAGTTGATCGGGTTCCTCGGCCTTAGCACCCGGCTGGTGTTGCCACCGTTTGGCGCGGTGAATGTGCCTTTATATTTCCCACTGACTACCTCTGCGGAGCCATAAGAGAGGGCACTGTTGTCAAAATACTCGAACACACCGTCCTCGCCGATCTCCAGCGTGGCAGTCGGTTCCAGTCCTTCAATATACCGCTCGTCGTAGACGATCAGCTTCCCGTCAAATATAAGCATCCCGCATCCTTCAAGCTGGCACCTCTGAAGGTAGAACTCGAAGTCGGTCATGCCGTTCTGTGATAGGTAAGGGTAAATCTGATCCTTCACGCCGTAGTATGCAAAGTCAAGGCCGTGCCGTTTTGCTATGTCTTGGCCCAGTTGCAGGAAGCCGATGGACTCCCATGACCTGTTGTTGATGTTCTCGCCACTCAGGGGCATGGACATCGCTCTCAATGTAAAGAGCCCGTTCTCCGGTTCGATCCCGGAGACGAACATTTTCCCGGTACGGGCCGCGCCCTCAACGAGCTCGACCTTTTCGCCCTTGACCGGGTTCCATTTGCTCCAGAGGCCCTTGGTGTCGTTGAAGCGTATGACCAGTGTGTCGCTGCGGCCGGATGCGTTCATTTCATGGACGCAGGCATTGACCGATACACTCGGCCATATATCCACACCTTCGTATATTAGCTTCATGATGTGCTTTGCCTCCATGGCGGCAGCGTGGCGGGCGTTTCCACGCTGTCGAAAATAGGGATCCTCAGCGGCACGTCAGCATCGAATATTATGACGTCGGCATAATCCGGATTATATTCGATGATGCGGCTCGCCATTTTCTCGTCATTGTAAACAGACAGGGCGAGCGCGTCGAAGGTGTCGCCCTGCCTTGTGGTATAGTTAATAAATCGCGTGACGCGCAAAGTCTCCGACCTCCCTTCTGGCCAGCCAGCGCTCAAGCCAGTCAAAGAACTCGAGCTCGTGCTGCTTCAGTTTTTCCATGAGATCGCTGGTGTCTGTGCTTCCGTCGGCCTCGATCTGCGGGTTGTAGTGGAAGCCAGAGAAGTCGTAAATGATGACTGTGGACTCCGTCAGCCCGGCGAGTGAAAAATCGTCAAGTCCGAGAAGTTGACCGGCTTGGGCCCAGTAGCCTATGTTCTCTTTGCGGTGCGCCGGGTCAAAGGATATAATGGCTTCTGTGCCAGCTTCTCCGGCGATGCTTATGCCGTCGGTGAAGCCACCGGAAGCGAACGCCGGAAGCCCATCTATCGACACGACGATCGGCTGGTTTTTGTCAATGACTCCGAGCAGCTCACCGGCTTTTTTCCAGTATTCAATATTTTCCTTCCTGAACTGAGGGAGGAATGAGATCACTGCCTCCATGCCGGCCTCGCCAGCGATGCTTATGCCGTCGGTGAAGCCACCGGCTGCCAGCCTCGGGATCAGAGGAATGTTAATACCTTTTCCACCGACGCCCGGTACCCAGTCGGGGATCTTGAGCTTGTTCAGTCCCTTCAGAAACATATTGATGCCGTCGATGATCCAGTTTATTGGTGCCTTGAATATGGCCACCATGCCGTCCCATATTCCGGAGAATATCTTGACGACTGCATCCCACGCGCCCTGCCAGTTGCCTGCGAATACGTTCTTCACGAAGTCGATCACACCGCTGAATACAGTGATCAGCGCGTCAATTATCGGCCTTATGCCGGCGATGGCGTTGCCGAGCACTTCGGTGAATAGCCCGGAGAGCCACTCGATGATCGGCCCCAGCGGTTGAAGTACCGCGTTGATTAGCTGCGAGAGCACGAGGATCAACGGAGCGATGGCCTGACTTATCAGGTCGAGTACAGGCTGGAGCACTGCGACGATAAGGTCGAGGATCGGCCCGAGCAGCTGGATGATGACATCCAATATCGGCATGAGCGCTTCGAGCAGTTGCAGCACGATCGGCATAATTGAATTAAATAACTTCATGACCGGGGGAATGAGGGTAGTCAATAGTCTGCCACCTATATCCACGATCATCGGCAGGAGCCTCTTGAGTACAGGCAGCAGGCCGCTGAATAACTCGGTGATAAGTGGTTGCAGCACGGTCACGGTCTCCTCAATAATCGGGGCCAGTGACTCCATCGCCTCAGCGACAACGGGCATTAGGCTATTGAGGGAGTCGAACATGGTGTTGGCCAGTGGTTTGAGCGCGACTTCTGCCTGCTGTTTGAACATTTGCAGCCGCTCAGGGAAGTCCATCGTGTCCTCAGCTGCACCCAATATGGTCTCGCTGTTCTCTTTGAGTGAGGCAGTAAAGTCCTCGACCGCAAGAGTTCCGTCCCGGATGGCTGCGGCCATCGTTGAGCCAGCACGAGCTCCGAAGATCTCGCTGGCGATGGTCGTCGCTTCGGCTGCGCTGCCTGCGTTCTTGATTTTTTCATAATAGAGCTGAAGCCCTTCGCTCGCTGAGTAGCCCTCTTTTGCAAGAGCCCCGACGCTCTTTTTCATGGCTGCCAGAACTTCATCGGTCTGCACGCCGGCCTTTTCCATCTGACCGATCAGAGCAGTGGCATCCTCGAAGCTGTAGCCCATTTCTTGAAGCTGCGGAGCGAATTGCTGAGTCTTTTGCATGAGCTCGGTGAAGCCGATGCCTGTCGCTTGGCTGGCCTTAAATACGAAGTCCATGGCCTCGCCCATCTTTTCGGCGTCGATATTCCACGCTTGGAAGGCTTGAGACGATCCCTCGATGACTCCGTTCAGGTCATCCCCCAGCATATTGCTGACTTGGAGGGCCTGCTTTGAGATCTCCTGAAGGGGCTCGCCGGTCAGCCCGAGGCGGGTGTTGTAGTCGGCGATGGCCTTGCTGGCGTCCTCCATGGTTGTCGGTACGCTTTTGTATACCTCGTCGAAGTCGGACAGGAGAGCGTCAAGCGCTTCACCGGTTGCGCCGGTTCCGATCCTGATCGCGTCCGTTGCTTCATCGAACCGGCCGCCGAGATCTGTGAGGTATTGCCCGGCCTCCATGACTGCTTTGCCTGTGGCGATCGCTATGCCGCCGACAGCTGCGCCCACGGCCAGAGCTTTGACATTGATGCCCTCGAGCTTGCCGGTTGCCTCCTCGATAGACTTGCCGAGGGTGGGGCTGATCGTACCGGCGATCTCGACAATAGCTTGCAAGGTTTTACTTTTGGCCAATACGCTCACCTCCCTTTATATTTGGCCCTTGGCTGGTACTTATGTTTGGCGTTTTTCTCACGCCTTTTCTGTTCTTCTGCCAGCTCCTCCGCGGCCTCTGCGTAGTCGATTAGGAAGTCAATGACTCGCCTTTTTTCGAGTTCGGTGACGCTGGTGTGGTAGACTCTGGCATAGTCTCTGATGCATCTTCTGAGTCGTCTTGCTGTGACTTGCCCGCCGAGCTTAAAATAAAATTTCGGCCGATCTTCATTACCTCCATGACGTCCACGCCTTTGATGCGTTCGAGATCGGTGATGTCATACGAAGGGTTCACGGCCTGAATGGCAGCGAAACCGAGATAGAGGTGGAGGCCATAATCGAGCTCTACGGCCCCGGACAGGTTGCCACCCTTTGATCCAGATGCTCTCAGTTTTCTGGCATCCGCTTCAGCGAACGCCTGCGGAGTGATTTCGTTCGCGTCATATGTCAGCTCTGTGACCTTCTTGCCGTTGATCATGATCGGGTTTTTGAGTTTGATGCTTTCCATTGGTTCTGACTCCTTTCAATAAAAAGCCCCCGAGGGCTTTCCCGGGGGCTTTAGATTATAATAGACTGTTGATCTTGCTGTAATAGTCGACGCCGTTGATCCTCAAGATCTGGCTCAATCTATCCACGAGCAGGATCTCCGTACCTCCGACAAATAGCTGGTAACGAGTAACCGCGAACGCGATCTCGTTCTCGGAGTTCGATCCGATTTCCACGCCGATGGCCGGCAGTGATTTCGGCACGCCACGGATAAACGCCTTGCAGCCCTCTGGCTTGCTGGTGCCATCCGATAAACTCACATTGTGCACCCACCTGAACTCGAGGTTCTGCTTTTCGAGGCGCATCATGCGGCTGAGACCGAGGTCTGTGCCGATCTTTGTGATGGTTGCCTCCATGGCCTCAATAAGGCCGACGGCGATGACCTCCATGGATCCCATGGCCTGAGCTTCGCCGGCCAACGGTGTGATGGCCGGAAGGGTGAAGGCCACGTCTTTGGCCACGAGAACGCCGTCGGAGTAAACCGTGTCGGCGATGTTTGTGCTTTTAATATCCATCCATGGCATTACTGTTCACCTCCAAAGTAAGCAGCGAAGCCCTCGTCCGTATATGTCACATAAACGGTCGCGCTCTTGAGAGGCGGCGTAGGTGTGACGCAGATGTCCCAGCGGAAGTCGCCGTTCATCATGTCGTTGGTCGGGTTTTCGCTCTCTAAAAAGTAGACTTTTGGGTTCCCGATCAGAGCACCCTCGCTTTTGAGGGTTTCGAGCTTTTCCTGCTCGCGGTTCAGGATAGTCTCCTGAAGGGAGAGAGCCATCGGCTCGTCGATGGAGGTGCCCCATTCGCGCTGGAAGGAGTTCGTGATGTGCATGAGCATCCTCATGGACGTATCGAAGATAGCGCGAGCGTTGAA